TCTAAAGCAAATATTTCTACTTTAGTTTTCTCTGCTTTAATATCAAAGCCATAATGATACTTGGTATCATGTTTAAACCTATCTACTAACACATATCTGTATACATAGTTATCTTTTTTAAAATGTAATACAGGTTTTAAATCTTGTATCTTTTTCATGCACTCTAGGGGGTTTCCACTCTCGCTTCCACCCCCTAAAATATTTTTTATTAATCTACAACGTAGCTAATATTCCAATTTAATGTACCAGCAGTTCCGCCAGTAGCACTAAAAGTAATAGCAACATAGTAATATCCACCTGGATCCTCGCTGTCTCCAGCAAGTTCCCATAGCTTCTTAGAACCAGTATTAAGATCTGCAGCTTCATAACGAACATCTGCCATAGCTCCAGCGTCAGCTACTGCTGATGCAAAAACATCTTCATCTTTTACTGTTCCGTCAGTTTTATAGACACCAACATTGAATGTACACGAACCACCGAATGTGTCTGAACCAACAAATAAAGTTGGTAAAGCAGCATTACTTGGAATTGGTGATAACATAACAATATCATTATCCGTACTGTCTCCTGCTGCAAGTTCAACTGAACCATGAGCTGTTCTAAGAACACCTGCTAATTCAGCAGCACTATTTGCAACTTGAGGAGTAGCTTCAAAATTAGCTACTAGGTCTGTATTTTTAGTTGTCATATATATCTCCTATTATGCTTCTTGACATACTATACCAAGAACTTTTGCTTCTTCCATTCTAGTAGCACCGATTGATTGGCAGTAGTAAACTTGAGTAGCGTAAGATTTGTCGGCTCTTTCGTCTATTCTCGCACTTACATCTTTACCAATTCCAAGAGTGATACCATCTTGAGCGAAGGCTATACAAGTTCTGTCATTACCAGATTTTGCAAGTCTATTTGATACAGTAAATTTAAACCCAAGAAACGAGTCTAATTCACCCTGTACTAATGCTTTTACAGTATTGAAATCAGAACTTGTTACTTCAGTTGTTGCTAAAAGGTTTGTGATTTGCTCTGGTCCCACGACAATGTGTCTTGGGATTGAAGGATCAACACTTGCTAGATCAAAAGTCTGCTTAGCAGTTCTTAATTTTGCAATTGTTAAACCAGCTCCACCTGCAGCGATTGCAGTTTGAGCATTAGTCGAAGTTGCACCTGTTTCACCTGTAAAGGCAACACCAGTTGCAGCAGCGATAATCACATCATCCATTGCTCTTCCCATTGCCATAGCAGCGGCTTGAGCGTAAGATGAAGTAGGATCGATTAAGAGTCTTACTTTGTCTTGTTGATCAATAAGATCAGCAAATTCGTAATCCGCAAGAGATACTCTTCTTCTTGAGTGAGGTGTATCTATTTGAGGAGTGTCCGAATGTCTGCTAGTTTTTAAAACCGCAGTTACTGAACCAACTTGATCGAAGAAAGCATTTTTACCTGTAACACTTTCAGCTCTGACTTTGTCTCTTAATAACGATCCCATTTGTTGAGATAGCATTTGAATGTTAGCAGAATACTGCTGTACAAATGCTGTAGTTATATTTGTCGACATAATTGTCTCTCCATATTATTGTTGATTTAAAATAATCAGAAAGGTTCTCCACCAAATGGTAGGCATCTCTTGCATTTAAAGTCTGTTAGACTAGAGTCTATTCCTTCTTGTCTGTAAGGTTCTTTCGAATTGTCTTACTGTTAATCCACTTATAGTAAATATCTGCGATTGGCAAGGGATTATTTTTCTGTTGTTCAGAACCTGCTTCCTTTATCAACCGCAATATTTCTAAGCGAATTTCTTTATCATTAAGATGATTATTATCATTTGGCATTTAACATCTCTCTTAATGTATAAACTTGCTGTACTACTTTATCATGATCTGGATGGTTTCTATTCCAGTATGGACCATTCTTATCATTAGATAATGCAGAAATTTCAGATTCAATATCTTTAACTGTATCTACATTTTCACTTTCAGTACCAAGAATTTTATCTTCAGACATCATACCTGCAATCTTTGCGAAACCTTTTATAATTTCTGGATGATCACCTACTCTTGTTCCATCTTTTAATTGCATATCTAATACTTCTGGATTAATATTTGCTTTTGCTAATGCACCAGCTTGTTTAACTTTACCATCAAAGTCTCTACCCCACTCTTGTCTTAACTGTTGTTCAGATTGAGATTGAGCAGTTTCAGTATCTATAGCAGATTGTTGAGCTGTACCTTCCATAGAATTTTTATAGAACTCTAAAATACCTTGAGCTTGTTTATTATTTAAACCAAGTTGATGAGCATTTTCTGTAAAAGATTTAATTGCACCTTCATCTAAATTTACTACTTCTGAATTTATATCTAAAGCATATTTATCAGCAGATTCTGGTCTACCAAGTTTAGCATAGACTTCATTCCATTGATCATCTGTAGAATTATTATTTGGTATAACAACTTTATCTTGACCAATCATTTTAGTTGCGTTGATATAACTTTTTGCTAACGCATCTATCTCAGTAAATTTTTCTATATTAGGATCTACTCTATACTCTTCACTAATAGAATCTTTCCAAGATGATGTTGATGATATTGTTGATGGTGCTGTTTCGGTTGTTGGTTGTGCTGTTTCTGTAGTCGTTGTTTCTACAGGCACAGTTGTCTGTGTTATCTGTTCGCTTGACATATTTATTTTCCTTTATCCTTTCGTAGCATTGATTTAATAAATAGAACGACACTACGCTGTCCTTCCATATATGCACTCTCATGGCTATCCCCTTTTACGTTAGTGGTAGAATGATAATGACATCTTTTTTCAAGATCGATTAAGACTTCTTTGCCTTCGTCTGTATTGAATATGTATTCGTAATTTTTTCTTAATCCTTGGATTAATTGTTCTAATTGTTTATTTGCTTCCATACTATTCCACTTCAGCGTTTGCTAAAGCTCTTGCTTCGTCTGGCAATGCTTTTGCTAGTGGTGCTACATCTCCTGCGGCTTGTGCAACTTGTTGCATCTGTGCCATCTGTTGTTGTTGTTCAGCTTGTGCTGCTTGTTGTTGTCTTTCTGCATTTACTTGGTTTTGTGATTTTAATAATTTTTGTGGCATACCTACAATTTCTGCTAAGTGTTTAACAAGGTTATCAAAATTAACATAATCAAATACTGGTGCTACGTTTGCAAGTGAACCTAATATTTCTATTCCTCTCATAATAGATTGTAGCTCTGAAGATTTTTGTGCTTTAGCTAATGGAGATACGTATTCAATTTCTATATCTTTACCAGATAAAAACTCTGGTGCTTGTGGTAGCATATTGTTTCTAAGTAATATTGCAAACACTCTATCAATTAATGGTTTTAATAATTCTGATTGTAGTCTACCTAATACTGGACCAAGTAATCTCATCTTCTCTTCGTTTCTTTGGATAACTTCTGTCGCTGTCATTTGTGGACCATTCTGCATCATTAACTGATTAACATAGAATACAGCTCTAATTGAATCTCTTCTTTGCTCTTCCATGTTTAATCCTAATGGATTGTTTGCACCAATGTTTAATGGTTCAATTCTATCTCTTGTACCACTTCTATAAAAATTTAATCCACCTGGCACAGTTCTAACAGGAAGTAGGAAACCATCATCTGGAACTAATAGTGGTGGGTCAACTTGTTTCTGTGCAGCTTTAATTGTAGTCTTAGACATTTCATTTAACATCTTAACGTCTGGCAAAGCTGTCATTGCTGGAGATCTACCATAGATTTCATTTGATGCTTTTAAGTATCTTGGTACTACAAAAGGAAATTCTTTAAATCCAGATATAGATAATTCATTTCCATTTTTATATTCTAAGTAAACAGATTCAAATGGCATATTAGCTTTATCTTTTTTCTTAGGATTAAAATCTGATCTAGGATAAACTGCGTGTAGTATTTCTACTTCTTGATAAGGATCTTTTTTAAAAACACCTTGAATGTCTGATGAAACATTATCACCAAACTTTTGCACAACAGCTCTAGCTGAAAGTTTAAATTTTCTAAAAATTGTATCTATTCTACCTTTGTCATTCTCTGCAATAAATACTTCATTAATATGTCTTGTTGAAAATTTAATTAAATCTTCATCATCTTCTTCAATAAACATTGCAGCAGTTCCAAAAGTAATTAGGTCATGATACAATTCAAATATTTCTTGTTGGAAGTTTGATCTGTTAAATGCTGTGTACATTGCTTCTGTTGCTGACTCTAACCAAATTTTTGCTTCATCTTCATTTTCAACACCTTCTTCTTTAAATCTTAAAGTAAACCAGGGTGTTGCAGGGTTAGTCAACATACCATGTAATGATGCTGCCAATAATTCTACTGCTTGTATTGGTGATGAATCAAAAATTCTTTCGTTTCTTTTATCACCTCTTGCTCTAGTTTTAGTTATATCTGCTTTTCTTGGTTGCATATAATCTGCAACTTCCTGCCAATGAGTTTCCCAATTTTGTCTTTGACTTTCTAACTTTTCATATCTTGATAATAAACTTTTACTTAAATCTGTTCTAGTCATTATGATCCTAATAAACTTCTTTTACCTAATATAAGATTATCTTCTACTGGTTTAACACCTCTTGATGAAGTTAAGATTGTCATTGATCTACCCTTTTTTTTTGTTTTTCTTAAATCATATGATTCGGCATCTGCATCTGCATCTGTTGTTGTTGCTTGACTTACTTCTGCTTCTGTTGGTGCAACAACTTTTGGAACCACAGGAACCACAGGTACTACAGGTTTTGTTTCTGCACCACTACTTTGACCGCCATCATCTTTTGGCATTACAACAGGAGTTTTCTTTTTAGGTGGTTTAGGAGGATTTACATCTCCTTGATAATCCGATCCACCAGCTAAACTATCGTTTATTTTTTGTTGTTCTTTTTTCTTTTTATCTTTTTTTGCTTGTTCTGAAATAAAAAATCCTGCATCTGATCCAGTATTTCCTCCGCCACTTGATGGTGAACCCATATTATTCTCCGAATGTTAGTGATGAAGTTGTTTCTGATTTTGTTTCAGATTTAACTTCTGGTTTTGCAATTTTGTTTTCAAAAGTTTTATCTTCTGCTAATACCAAAACTTCTTCTTCAACTTTTGCTTTTGGTTTTTTTTTAAAAATTTTTTTAATCTTATCTAACATCTATTTACCTAATAAAGTTTTTAATTTTGACTCTTCATCTTCTTGTATACCAAGTGGTGAAGTAAGTATGGTAGACTTTCTACCTCTTCTTTTTCTTTCAACTGCTGCCTGTTCTTTTGCAATATCCTCTTTTTCCTCTGGCGTAACTTCTGCTGGAGGTGGCTCTGGCAAAGGTTGCACTGGCGGTAGCGGTGGTGCTTTTGGTTTAAAAATAGATCCCATAATTATATAATCCTGTAACTATTATCTGCTATACTTTGTGGAGCAGTTTGTCTAGTATTAATTTCTTGTAGTCCAACAGCAAGGTAACGCATAGCATCACAGGCGTGTGAACTCCAATCGTGTACAGGCTTTGATCTAAACATTCTATTCTTATCAATATACTTCCTGTGGTAATGTCTTAACGCATCTATTAACTTTTTGCAACGATCTGTATCAATCCAACATCTAGGCAGGGTCATTGTGGTTGCGTGTATGCCATCCTCTAGTGGAATTTTTGGAACTACTTTAAACCTAATTCCTAATTGATAGGCGACCTCTCTCCTGGTCTTACCATTGCCAAAATCGGTAACTTCAATATCGTGTGGTGCAAAGTGATCTTTGTAGACGTACTCCTTTTCTTTAATAAGCTGCACATAGTAAGGTAAACCTTGACCTCTCTCTTCATGATAATCAATAATGCTTATGCTTCTGCCAAGCTGCTGGTAAAATATAATAGCACTATGGTCGGAGACCCCGAGATCCCATGCGGTAGATACAGGTAGTGAAGGATCGTAGGGAACTCTAGATAATTGTTTTTGATCATCTAGTTTACCTATTACATCTCCATATACTGCACCTTCTATGTTTGCTATCCAATCACACTCAAACTCTTGTAGGAATTTTTTATCACCCATAACTTCTTTTGCCTTGACTAACTCATCCTCATCTACAATCTTAGTATCTGATGCTTTTGCTTTGTAGTTAAACCAATCTTCTTTACCTTGTGCGTGTTGGTATAACTCATAGAAGTTATTGTTCATTCCCATTGGTGTGCCAATAAAAACACAGTAACCTTTTCTATCTGATAATGCTGGTCTAATAATTTCTGGAAATAGCTTACTGTTGACGTTTGCATATTCATCAATCACACATCCGTCAAGGTAGATCCCTCTTAATCCATCTGGCGATTCTGAGCCTAGCAAAGTAATACGAGAACCATTTGGCAAATCTACTCTAAGCTCTGTCTCGTTAAACTTGGTGTGGGGTATTTTGGCGGTGAACTGTTTCATGTAATCCCATGCAATAGACTTAGCTTGTTTGAAGGTAGGTGCAATGTAGGCAAATCTTGGGTTCTTGAGTTTGGACAGTAATGCTGACCTAATTAAATGATTAATCATACATACTGTCTTTCCAAACCTTCTGTGACATACTAGCACATTCCATCTATGTTTATCTATTTGTTTATGTAAGTGAGCTTGGTGCTTCCTAGGCGTGTAGGGAATCTTAATATCCATATCTAGTGAATTGAATTACTGTGATTATATCCATCAAAAGGTGTGTACTCAAATCCTAGCTTCATCATAATGTAAGATGTAAATAACTCGGCAGACTCATTGTTAGGCATACCAAAGAATTTAATTACAACATTGTTGGATTTCTCTTCTATAAAGCAAACACAATCTAGATCATCTGATGAAAAATAGTTCATATACCACATATAGTTTATTTTGAGTTTATTAAAAGTAAAAGGTGTGGCTGTGTATAAAGGTGTCTGTGTCTAAAGGTGTCCTGAAGTT